TTATAACAGAGTCTTCAGTGTATAGAGCATTTCGATAGCATGACGCGGCGTCATGTTGTCCAGGTCCAGCTTTCCGAGCTTCTCGATGGCCGGATGCGGGAGGCTGGCAAACAGGTCGCTCTGGTGCGGAACGGCTGGCGCACCTTGCTGCAAGGCGGGTGTTTCGTGGGGCAGGCTGGCGGTTTCCAGCCGGCCGAGATGTTCGCGAGCACGCTGGATCACCGGCGACGGTACACCGGCAAGCTGCGCCACGGCCAGGCCGTAGCTCTGGCTGGCAGGGCCTGGCAGCACGTGGTGCAGGAACACGATGCGATCGTTGTGCTCGGTGGCATTCAGGTGCACGTTGGCCACCAGCGGTTCGCTCTCCGGCAGTACCGTCAGCTCGAAGTAGTGGGTGGCGAACAGGGTATAGGCACGCAGCTGCGCCAGGCGCTCGGCGGCGGCCCAGGCCAGCGACAGGCCATCGAAGGTACTGGTGCCGCGGCCGACTTCGTCCATCAGCACCAGGCTGCGCTCGGTGGCGTTGTGCAGGATGTTGGCGGTTTCGCTCATCTCGACCATGAAGGTCGAACGGCCACCGGCCAAGTCGTCGCTGGAGCCGATGCGGGTGAAGATGCGGTCGACCAGCGACAGCTCGCAGGCCGCGGCCGGGACGAAGCTGCCGATATGCGCCATCAGCACGATCAGCGCGGTCTGGCGCATGTAGGTGGATTTACCGCCCATGTTCGGGCCGGTGATCACCAGCATCCGGGTGTTGTCATCCAGCGCCAGGTCGTTGGCCACGAACGGCGTGGTCAGCACTTGCTCGACCACCGGGTGACGACCTTGGCTGATGCGCATGCACGGCTCGTCGACGAAGCTTGGGCAGTTCAGGTCCAGGTTCAGCGCGCGCTCGGCAAGGTTGCTCAGTACGTCGAGCTCGGCCAGGGCTGCAGCGGTGTCCTGCAAGGGGGCCAGGTGGCCGATCAGGTTTTCCAGCAGCGCGTCGTAGAGCATCTTCTCGCGGGCAAGCGCGCGACTTTTGGCCGACAATGCCTTGTCTTCGAAGGTTTTCAGCTCTGGAGTGATGAAGCGCTCCGCGCCCTTGAGGGTCTGGCGGCGGATATAGTCGGCTGGCGCCTGCTCGGCCTGTTTGCTCGGCAGCTCGATGAAATAGCCGTGCACGCGGTTGTAGCCGACCTTGAGGTTGGCCAGGCCCGTGCGGGCTTTTTCACGCGCTTCCAGGTCGATCAGGAACTGCCCGGCGTTCTCGCTCATGGCCAGCAGTTCGTCCAGCTCGCTGTCGTAGCCGGTCTTGAGCACGCCGCCGTCGCGGATGACCGCCGGCGGGTTGTCGATGATGGCTTTTGCCAGCAGGTCGGCCAGCTCCGGGTAGGTGCCGGCGATGGCTGCCAGGCGCGCCAGGTGGGGCGCCTCAAGCTCGGCCATGGCGCTCTGCAGCTCGGGCAGGGCGCCGAGGGCATCGCGCAGGCGCGCCAGGTCCCGTGGACGGGCATTGCGCAGGCCTATGCGGGCGAGGATACGCTCGATGTCGCCGATTTCCTTGAGCTGCGGTTGCAGCTTCTCGAAGCGATAGCCGTCGAGCAGGCAACGAATCGAGCCCTGACGCGCCTGCAGCACTTTCAGGTCGCGCAACGGGCGGTTCAGCCAGCGGGTCAGCAAACGGCTGCCCATGGCGGTCTGGCAGCGGTCGATCACCGACTGCAGGGTGTTGTCGCGGCCACCGGCCAGGTTCACATCCAGCTCGAGGTTGCGCCGGCTGGCGCCGTCGAGCACCACGGTATCGTCCAGGCGTTCATGCTTGAGGCTGCGCAGGTGCGGCAGGGCGGTGCGCTGGGTTTCCTTGGCGTAGCCGAGCAGGCAGCCGGCGGCGCCGATGGCCAGGGTCAGTTTCTCGCAGCCAAAACCCTTGAGGTCCTGGGTGGCGAACTGTTGGCAAAGGCTTTTGCGTGCCGAATCGCGATCGAAATCCCAGGGCGCACGACGGCGCGCGCCGCGACGTTTTTCCGCTGGCAGGCCCTGGGGCCAATCATCGGGGATCAGCAACTCGACCGGGTTGATGCGTTCGAGCTCAGCCAGCAGGTTTTCCCAGCCCTTGATCTCGAGCACGCTGAAGTTGCCGCTGGTAATGTCCAGCACGGCCAGGCCGAACAGGCGCTCGTCACCCAGCACGGCGGCGATCAGGTTGTCGCGACGCTCGTCGAGCAGGGCTTCGTCACTGACTGTGCCGGGGGTGATGATCCGCACCACCTGGCGCTCCACCGGGCCCTTGCTGGTGGCCGGGTCGCCGATCTGCTCGCAGATCACCACCGACTCGCCCAGCTTCACCAGCTTGGCCAGGTAGCCCTCGGCCGCATGGAAGGGGATACCGCACATGGGGATCGACTGGCCCGCCGACTGGCCGCGGGCGGTCAGGGTGATGTCCAGGAGTTTGGCGGCCTTCTTCGCGTCTTCGTAGAAGATCTCGTAGAAATCGCCCATGCGGTAGAACATCAGCTGGTCCGGGTGCTGGTTTTTCAGCTTCCAGTACTGCTGCATCATCGGGGTGTGTGCGGAAAGATCGCTCATTGCAAAAACTTGGCTCGCAGTGTCGTTGTAGACCAAAGGCAAGCGGGCAATGGTACAGGGATTTTGCCTGGGCTGCCGAGGGCAAACGGGCGGGCGCGACCATTTGTCCGTGCATATCCATGCATAACGGTGTTTGCATTCTATTTAAGTCCCCGGCATTATGCATTTTATGCAAAAACGCAACGTAGCATCCGTCCTCAGAGCACTGCTCGATCGCCACGGTCTCTCCCCCACGGAGCTGCACCGGCGTACCGGCGTGCCGCAATCCACCCTGTCGCGCATTCTCAGCGAGAAGATCGTCGATCCGTCCGATAAGCATGTGTCGAAGATTGCTGAATATTTCGGCGTCAGCACTGATCAGCTACGCGGTCGCGTCGAGCTCGGTGAAAGCCGCGAAGCCGCGCCCGCGCGCAGCCACGCCGAGTTGCGCGACATCAGCCTGTGGGATGACGACACCCCCGTCGAGGACGACGAGGTGTCCATTCCGTTTCTTCGCGAGGTCGAGTTGGCAGCAGGATCAGGAAGATTCGTCATCGAAGAAAGCGAGAAGGCCAGCCTGCGTTTTGGCAAGCGCAGCCTGCGCCACAATGGCGTGCAGTTCGACCAGGCCAAGTGCGTGACGGTACGCGGCAATAGCATGTTGCCGGTACTGCGTGACGGTGCCACGGTCGGCGTCAACGCCGGCAAGAGCGGCATTGGCGACATCGTCGACGGTGACCTGTACGCCATCAACCACAATGGCCAGCTGCGGGTTAAGCAGCTCTATCGCCTGCCTACCGGCATTCGCCTGCGCAGCTTCAACCGCGACGAACACCCGGATGAAGACTACAGCTTCCAGCAGATGCAGGAAGAACAGATCAGCATCCTCGGCCATGTGTTCTGGTGGGGCATGTACGCGCGCTGAGTAGTCCGTGCCTTCTGAAAACCCGCTTCGGCGGGTTTTTTTTCGCCTTCAGAAAACCTCACCAACCCAGGCAGATCAAGGCTTACATGCGTAGGTGCATTTTCCTATGCATAAATATTTCCACAAATGCATTGACTGCATATGCATCAATGCATAATATTTGTCTCAAGCCGGTCGACACCGGTAGTGACAAAGGCAGCGATGAACAGGCCTGAACTGTTCAGAGGGTTGGCAACTGGCCCAGGTGTGCAGCGTAAAGCACCAGAAGCAGTTATCCGGCGGGCAGGTGGCCGCGGCCGGAGGAACAATTTGAAGCGGAGTCGCCCAGCGCACCAGTCGTGGCGGGCGGTTCGACAACGCATTACTGAAAAGCCTGGGGAGGCCGGGCTTTTTGGAATGCCGAGTGATCGGCGCTTGAACATCAGAACAACCCTGCGGGTCCTCGGGGCTATGTGGGATAACAAAAAGGAGACAGGACAGTGACAAACGAACAACAGACGTTGCTGGAAATGCCGATCTGGTTGGTGGTCGTCCTGGCGTTGCTGGGCGGAGTGTCCGGTGAGATGTGGCGTGCCGACAAGGCCGGTGCGCATGGCTGGGCATTGTTTCGGCGGTTGGTATTGCGCTCGGGAGCCTGCATGGTCTGTGGTGTTTCGACCGTGATGCTGCTGTATGCCAGCGGGTTGTCAATCTGGACGGCCAGTGCTTTTGGCTGCCTGACGGCGATGGCCGGTGCTGATGTCGCCATAGGCCTGTATGAGCGATGGGCGGCCAAGCGCTTGGGCCTGGAGCAACCGGCAGTGGGGCAGGCGGGCGATTGTGAGCGGGAGGACCGACAGTGAGCGAGTTACAGACGTTACACGAGGCCATCACCGCGACCATCACGGCCGCCATGCCTCAGCTTGAAACCGTTGCCGCCTATACCGCAGCGGATCAGAACCCAGCGCTGCCGGCGCTGTACCACGCCATGACCAATCTCAAGCCCGGAGCTGATCCGGGCGATGGCCGCTGTTGCCTCCTGGCAACCTTCGAAGCGCGCATCCTGGTCGATGCCAGTGTTGCGCAGGCGCCATTGCAGGTGGCGACTTTGGCAACGCAACTGACGGTTTTGTTGCGCCAGCAGTACTGGCAAATGAACTTTGTCGAAGCCGCGAAAAATGTCCTGGCTTCGGTGGTTCAACCCCCAGCAGGCTCGCCTTCACCGATTAGTTGGCTGGTGCAGTGGGAGCAGGTCCTGTACCTGGGGGCTGAGCAGTGGCCATGGCCCAATGAACCAGGCCCGCTGGCCTTTGCCTTCAGCCCCGACACCGGCCCGGGCTTTGAGGCGGATTACCAATCGCCGGAGGACATGCCATGAGCTACGCCAGCGCCATGCACGACCGTATGCTCGCCGGTCTGGTGATTCCCTGTCGAGTGGTGGCCGTTGACCTTGCCGCCGCCCGAGTGCGGGTGTCCGACGGCGCCGGTTGGACCAGCGCCTGGTTGCGCTGGCACAGCCAGGCCGCCGGCAAGGCCCGCCACTGGCGTGCGCCCAGCCTCAACGAACAGGGGGTGCTGATCAGCCCGAGTGGCGAGCCGGCGCAAGGTACTTTTGTGCCGGGCCTGTACGGCAATGCCGGCGATCAGCCGGACAACCGCGAGCATGTCGAGGTCTGGCGCTTCGACGATGGTGGCTCGCTGGTCTACGACTGGCAGGCCCGCAGTTACAGCATCGAGTTGCCCAGCGGTACCGTCAGCATCAAGGTTGGCAGCAGTTCGGCAGTGGTGACCGACCAGGCCATCACTGCGAATGCCGCGAGCATCAGCCTGACCGGTGAGGTGCAGATCAGCGGGCCCCTACGGGTAACCGGTGACATCCTCGGCGGCGGCAAGATCATCGACACCGGCGGCAACACCGCCAATCACAAACACTGAAAACCAGCCCGCCCACTGCGGGCTTTTTTACGCCTGGAGAACATCAATGATCGGCATGGATCGCCGGAGCGGCCAGCCGTTATCCGGCATTGCACATTTGCGCCAATCCATCGAGGACATCCTCAGCACACCGCTCGGCAGCCGGCGCATGCGCCCGGAGTACGGCAGCAAGCTGCGCCGCTTCGTCGATTTGCCGGTCAATGAAGGCTGGAAAAGCGCGGTGCAGGCGGAGGTGGCGCGCGCACTGGGGCGCTGGGAGCCGCGTCTGAAGCTTGAGCGGGTCAGGGTGACTGGTGTGGTTGGCGGGCAGATCACTTTGCAGCTGAGCGGACGGTACCTGGGAGCCAACCAGACCTTGGAGGTAACGGCATGAGTAGTGTGGATCTTTCGGCGCTGCCCGCGCCGCAGGTGCTGGAAGACCTCGATTTCGAGGCGCTCTTCCAGACCGACCTGGCGACCTTCCGGTTGCATATGGGCGACAACTGGGACGCCGCAGTCGAAAGCGACCCGGTGAACAAACTGCTGGAAGTCGGTGCCTACCGCAAGCTGCTCAACCGCGCACGGGTCAACGACGCCGCCAAGGCGCTGTTGCTGGCCTATGCGCAGGGTTCCGACCTGGATCAACTGGCGGCCAATGTGCAACTGCAGCGGCTGGTGGTGCAGGCCAGGGACACAAACACGGTGCCGCCAACGCCGCAGGTGCTCGAAGCAGACGATGCTCTGCGTGAGCGGGTGCAACTGGTCTATGAAGGGCTGACCACCGCGGGCCCGCGCAACAGTTACATCCTGCATGCCCGCAATGCGTCCGGCCAGGTGGCTGATGCCACGGCCGAAAGCCCGTCGCCGGCTCAGGTCGTGGTGACGGTACTGGCGCTCGAAGGCGATGGCAGTGCCGCAGCAGAGCTGCTGGAAACCGTGCGGCTCAAGCTCAATGACGATGACGTGCGCCCGGTTGGCGACCGCTTGACGGTGCAAGGTGCGCAAATCCTGCGCTATCGCATTGATGCGGTGGTGCACATGAGCGGTAGCGGTCCGGAAATCGAAGCGACGCTTGCCGAGTGCAAACGCCGGTTGCAAGCCTGGATCAATCCGCGCCGACGTCTGGGTGCTGAAGTGGCCCGCTCGGGCGTGGATGCCCAGTTGCATATCAACGGCGTCAGCCGGGTCGACCTAAGCAACTGGACCGACATCCGCCCGACCCAGGCGCAAGCGGCCTGGTGCGACGGGATCACCGTGACCCGGGGGAGCTGACATGGACAGCCTGCTCCCGCTCAACAGTACCGATCTCGAACATGCCATCGAGGCCGCCGGCGTTGAAACCACCGAAGTCCCCCTGCGTGCGCTGTACAACCCCGACACCTGCCCGGCGCACCTGTTACATCAGTTGGCCTGGGCCTGGTCGGTAGACCGCTGGGACGAAACCTGGCCTGAGGCAATCAAGCGCTCGGTAATCCGCTCGGCGTTCTATGTGCATGCGCACAAAGGGACCATCGGTGCGCTTCGCCGGGTGGTGGAGCCGCTGGGCTACCTGATCGACGTGAAGGAGTGGTGGCAGACGGTACCGCAAGGTGTGCCGGGCACCTTTGCGCTTCAGGTCGGGGTACTGGAGAACGGAATCTCCGAAGAGATGTACCTGGAGCTGACCCGGCTGATCGATGACGCCAAGCCGGTCAGCCGCCATCTGACAGGGTTGGCGATCACCCTCGCGAGCACCGGACATCTTCGCTTGGCGATGAGCTTGTCCGAAGGCGATGAAATTGACGTGTTTCCTCCGGCGTCTCGTGACATTGAAGTCAAGGGCGGCTTCGGCCCGGTCGGCCGCACACACCACATTGAAACTCTGGACGTTTATTTATGACTGATCAAAACAGCCAGTTCTTTGCCATTCTCACAGCAGTAGGAGAGGCCAAACAGGCCAACGCCGATGCCCTGGGGGTGCCTTGGACTTTTGCGCAAATGGGTGTTGGTGACGCCAACGGCACCGATCCAACGCCATCCCGAACCCAGACCCGACTGATCAACGAGCGCCGCCGCGCGCCGCTCAATCAGGTCAAGGTTGACCCTGCCAATACAAACATCATCATCGCCGAACAGGTCATCCCTCCCGACGTTGGCGGCTGGTGGATTCGGGAAATAGGGCTTTACGACGCTGATGGTGACCTCGTGGCGGTGGCCAACTGTGCACCGAGCTTCAAACCGCTGCTCAACCAGGGTACCGGCAAGACGCAAGTCGTGCGCATGAATTTCATCGTCACCAGTGCGGCTAACGTGACCTTGAAGGTTGACCCTGCGGTAGTGTTGGCAACACGAGAGTTTGTAGAGCTGCGGCTGTCCGAGGAAATCGGCAAGCTGGATAGTAAAAACAGTGTGCGGGTAGCAACTACAGGTCCAATCGATCTGGGTGGGTTGCCGGTATTGGATGGTATTGCAATCCGGGCAGGGGACCGGGTGCTAATCAAGGACCAGGTGCAAGCCAGGGATAACGGTATCTACATTGCTGGTGCAGGGGCATGGGTACGAGCGCAGGATGCAGACGGCAATGCCGAAGTGACGCCGGGTCTTACGGTGATGGTGGAGCAAGGGGCTCAGCTTGCGGACACTCGATGGACACTCGTCACCGACGGCCCCATTGTGCTGGGCTCCACTGCTTTGCAGTTCCAAAATCTTGCCGCTGGATACAGTGGCGTTACCGCTCGAAATACCAGTGGGCAAATCGGCGCTGCTGATGCGGGAAAGATGTTCTATTTCTATGGCAACTCAGCCGATCAGGTTTTGACCTTGCCGCGCGCGTCCGAACTGTATCCAGGCGCAAAGCTGAACCTGCAGAATATGGGCTCAGTGCCGGTTGAGATATTTCCATCTGAAGGGGAGAAAGTTTGGGTTGGCGGCAGCAACTCACTCCCGTCGCTAACGATGCACCCATGTACAGAGCTGGAACTGGTCCGCATTCATCCAACCGAGTGGTTTGCTCAGGGCACCGGCACGGTGTACAGGATGAGGAATCTACCGACCTTGCCCATTGGATCGAATGATGGACGATTGGCGAGCACTGGTTTTGTACAGCAGGAACTGTTAGCAGAGCGAGGCAGCGTAGTACCGTTGATGGATGGTGCAGCGGTTGCTGGTATGTCGGCGAAGAAGTCGCGGGAGGATCACCGCCACCCGACGGACAGCACTCGGGCGCCGGTAGATTCGCCAATCTTTACGGGGATACCCAAGGCGCCCACAGCGGCAGCCGAGGCAACGGGTAATCAAATCGCAACGTTGGATTTTTGCCGGCTATTGGTAGCTGCATTGGTTGACTCGGCGCCGGCTACGCTGGACACCATCAATGAACTAGCCGCAGCTTTGGGCAACGACCCGAACTTTGCTACGACCATGCTTAACCAGCTGGCCACTAAAGCCGACCGAGCAACGACCCTTACTGGATACGGGATCACCGACGCTATCCCGATTATCAACCCACTGCCGGGCGGAAGTCTGGATGTTCACGGTGGGCCATATGCATTTCTGACATCACCGTATGAGTCGGCAGTTTGCCAAAACTGCTACTGGAACGGGAAAGACTGGATTCGGCATAGTGAAAGTACCCCAGCGATTTGCGTAGTGGCATCCAATGGAGCGGTCACTGTTCGTCGTGCACCCGCTGGCGCCAATCCGATTGTTTGGGCTTCCAATTCTCCAATTCTTGATACTTCAAATATTCTGTTCAGCTATCTGCGGCAGTTGCCCTCGAAAGTATCAGAGCATGGCATCACCGACGTTTACACCAAAACTGAAACCCAGCAGCGAATAACTTCAGCTATTGCTGAGCTTGTGGGGTCAGCTCCTGGTGCCTTGGATAAGCTTGATGAGTTAGCAGCGGCACTCAACAATGATCCAAGCTTTGCCACCACTATGCTTAATCAACTGGCCACTAAAGCCAATCGCTCCTCAACTCTGGCTGGTTACGGCATTACCGACGCTATCCCGAACCACAATCCGTTGGCGGCGGGAAGTCTTGATGTTCACGGTGGGCCTTATGCATTTCTGACGTCACTGTCTGAGTCGACGGTCGCACAGAATGCCTACTACGACGGAGCATCATGGGTCAGACATGATCCAACCAAGAGTTCTGTTGCCCTCGTAGCGGCAGGCGGTCGTGCCATGGTGCGCAGGTGGCCTGCCGGAGCGCCGGTAGGCGATGTTGGGCTCGGGCATGAGGTTGTAGATTTTGGCATGCAGGCCACAGAGCCGGAAATCGATGCAGGTACCACCTCGCTCAAGTGGATGAGCGTCGCAGGCGTGGCTCGGTTCGTTGCCCGAACAGTGAAACAGGCCACGGAAGCGCTGGCCGGCCTTGCGCGCATCGGTACACAAGCCGAAGTGAATGCAGGGACGGATGACACCCTGATTGTGACGCCGAAGAAACTGCGTTTCGGCGTAGCTTATAGCTTGACGCAGAACGGCTATGTTGCACTTCCCTACTGGCTTGGGGGCTTCATTTTTCAATGGGGTTACGTTTACGAGTCCCAAGGTGTCTCGGACTATCGCAATTTCACCATCCCGTTTCCCAACAACGTTTTCGGTATGAACATCACTATCGAGGCGGCCACCACAGGTGGACATGCCGGTAGCTTTGGGCATGTGGTGCAAGTGGTTAACCGAAATGCTTTCTTGTGGTCCGTTGGCGGTTCGCTGGGCGGAGCGGGATATGGATATTATTGGGCGTGGGGGAACTAACAATGTCTGATCGATACTGGTTCGTTATTGCTGAGGATGGACGCTTGATTGGCCGTCTTGATACGGTTGTGAATCAAGAAGTACCAGAGGGTGCTGTACCTGTCAGCAGTAAGTCATTTGAGCAAAGCCTTACTCTTCAGCGGGGGCAGCAGTGTTACTACGTTAATGGCACCGTTGAGTATCGGGCGCTTGAAGGGCTGGCGGCCGTTGAGCAACGCGCTTGGCGAAATTCGGAGTTATCGAGGGTCGAATGGTTACGCAACCGGCATCGTGACGAACTGGATTTGCAGCGTAAGCCTACTTTAACCGTGACGCAATTTACCGAGCTGTTGGGCTATATGCAGCAACTGCGTGATTGGCCGCAAGCTGAGGTTTTCCCGGCGAATGAGTATAAACCCGTAGCGCCGCCGTGGATCGCTACGCAAACCCAATAAAGCCCCGCACCGCCGGGGCTTTTTCATACCCGCAACAATCCCTTTGAAGGCCCCGCACCGCGGGGCCTTCGCATTTCTGGAGACTTACCCATGAGTGGATTCTTCCACGGCGTTACCGTAACCAACGTCGACACCGGCGCACGCACCATCGCGCTGCCTTCTTCCTCGATCATCGGCCTGGTCGATACCTTCACTGAAGGCCCGGGTGCAAGCGCCAAGGCCAATGACCTGGTGCTGATCACCAGCGAACGTGAAGCCATCGCCGCGTTCGGCGCCGATGCGCCGATCACCCGGGCCTGCCAGGCCATCTACAGCCGCGCCAAGGCGGTTATCGTCGCCTGCGGCGTGGCCAAGCTCGAAGAGGAGGCGGCGCAGACCTCGGCAATCATCGGCGGCGTGCTGGCCGATGGCAAACGTACCGGCCTGCAGGCGCTGCTGGACGGCAAAAGCCGCTTCAACGCCCAGCCACGCCTGCTGGTAACGCCCAAGCACAGCTCCACCCTGGCGGTTGGTACCGCCCTGGTGGCCCTGGCCGACAAGCTGCGCGGCCTGGCCATTATCGATGGCCCGAACAGCACCGACGAAGCGGCGATCGCTTATGCCGAGAACTTCGGCGCCAAGCGCGCCTACCTGGTCGACCCGGGCGTGCAGTACTGGGACACCGGCAAGAACGCAACCCTAGATGCACCGGCTTCGGCCTGGGTTGCCGGCCTGTTCGCCTGGACCGACAGCGAGTACGGCTTCTGGGCCTCGCCGTCGAACAAGGCGTTCGTCGGCATCACCGGTACCAGCCGCTCGATCGAGTACCTGGATGGCGACGCGACCTGCCGGGCCAACCTGCTGAACAACGCCAACATCACCACCGTGATCCGCGATGACGGCTTCCGCCTGTGGGGCAACCGCACCCTGAGCAGCGACCCGAAGTGGGCCTTCGTTACCCGCGTGCGGACCATGGACATCGTCATGGACGCGATCCTCTACGGCCATAAGTGGGCGGTCGACCGCTCGATTACCGCGACCTACGTCAAGGATGTGACCGAAGGCCTGCAGGCGTTCATGCGTGATCTGAAAGCCCAGGGCGCGATCATCAATTTCGAAGTGTTCGCCGACCCCGAGCTGAACACCGCCAGCCAGCTGGAGCAAGGCAAGGTGTACTGGAACATCCGTTTCACCGACGTGCCGCCAGCCGAGAACCCGAATTTCCGTGTCGAGGTCACCAACCAGTGGTTGACCGAAGTCCTCGACCAAGCCGCTTAAGGAGCAATAACCATGGCAATGATTCCCGAAACCCTGGCGAACCTGAACCTGTTCGTCGATGGCGTCAGCTTTCAAGGTGACGTCCCCAGCCTGACCCTGCCGAAGCTCACCCTGAAGGTGGAGGAGCACCGTGCCGGCGGCATGGACATGCCGGTCGAGATCGACATGGGCATGGAAAAGCAGGAAGCCGGTTTTGTCACCACTGGCGTTCGTCGTGAGTCGCTGAAGTTCTTCGGCCTGGCTGACGGCTCGGCGTTCAACGGTACCTTCCGCGGTGCCTTCAAAGGCCTCAAAGGCCAGATCACCCCGGTCATCGTCACCTTGCGCGGGGCGCTGAAAGAAGTCGACATGGGCGACTGGAAGCCGGGCGACAAGGCCGAGATCAAGCACAACGTGGCCGTGACCTATTACAAGCTCGAAGTCGATGGCCGCCTGGTCTACGAAATCGATCCGATCGGTATGAAGCGGGTCATCAATGGCGTCGATCAGCTCGCCGCCCAACGTTCGGCCCTGGGCCTGTAAGGAGCTGTCATGAATCAAGCAAACAAGACCCCGAGTTGGCTGGCCGTGAGCACCGAACGCGTTGTCGTGACGCTCAGTAAACCGTCCGAGGCTAATGGCGTGCAAGTCGACAGCCTGTCGCTGCGTGCACCGACCGTACGCGACATTCGTGCCGCGCAATCGGCCTCGAACAGTGACGATGAGCAACGGGAACTGAACCTCTTCGCCTCGCTGGCCGAAGTGGGAGTCAAGGACCTCGAAGGGCTTGCCCTGAAAGACTATGGCCGCTTGCAGGCCGGGTATTTTCGCCTGGTGCAAGACGACGAGGTTTGACCCCAATGGGCAGAAGGCGGCGGCAAAGCGATTGGCCAGGGAGCTGAACTTTTCCGCCGCCGAAATCATGAGCATGTCGTTCAGCGACATGCTCTGGTGGCTCACGGATTAAGCCTGTGGCGTGGCTATAGGGGGAATCAGATGACGAGCAATTCGGCATTGAAACTGGAACTCGGTGCCGCCGTCGCATTTACGGTAGGTATTGCGTTCAAGTCGATCGAAGACCGTATCAAGGAAAATACCAACGTTCTGGAGAGCAATTACGCTGAAGTCTTCAGCTTGCGCAACGGCGCAACGCCTGCACCGCAAGGCAGCCTGGACTGGCTGGGCGAGTTGCGCCCTTACCTGCAGGCAACGCTCAACCTGCTTGAGCGGCAGGTCGTTGCGCTGGGCAGGTTTCGTCAGCAGCAGATCGTGGTGGCTGTGGGCAAGGCCGGGCCGCCGGCAACGGATACAGCACCCAAACGGGACAACCTGAAGGTCATTGAGGACATTCCGCTCGTTGGCGAGGTATTGAAACGTTCGCGGGTGTTGCTGCTACCCACCCAGATCAGCGCTGAGTATCAGAAGATCACCCGCGATCTTGCCATTAGCGCAGGGGTGGCCGATGGTGCGGAACCTTCGGCGCAAGAGCAGGCAATCATCGCCAAGGTGACGACGATCACCGACGCAACAGGGATGGAGCGTAATCAGGCAGCTGAGCTGATCAAGCAGTTGTTCGACACGGGGATGGGCTTGAATAAAGCCCTTGCTTACGCCCCCGTGGCGGCCAGATTCGCGGTTGGCCAGGATGTGTCAGCCAAGGAGGCGGCACGCCTGGTCGGCGAGGTTCAGAAAAAACCTCAGGTGAGCGGGCCGGATGAGCTGGAGAAAGCGCTGGAGCACATAGTGTTTCAGCGCAAGGGAACGGGCGAAGGCGCTGCCGACAGTCTGTCCGCAGCGCAGAACCAAACGTTGGACAAGGCACTAGGCAGTACCGAAGCCTCGGGTGCCAAGGGCGTGCTCGACAGGGATTTGCTTGCACGCCGTGGAACTTCTGATCAGCGTTTGAGCGAAGCGTCCAACGCGGTCGATGAGGCGCTACGCAGCTTGGGTGATTCCCTGCGGCCGTTGGCGGATGGCTTGGCCTTGGGCGTGGCTGCCAAGGCCAAAGAATTCACGGCCGCTCCGGATGCGCTCAAGTGGTTGGTAGCGGGTGCCACGGTGCTCGGTACGACCTTGCTGGCACTCAAAGGTGGTGAAGCTGCCAAGGGCCTTTTGAACAGGCTCAAACGCAAGCCGACGCCGGAGGGGGCTGCGGGCGGTCCAGGGCAGGGCACTGACCTGTCGAACGTAAATGTGCTCAATAACCCGCTCAATGTGTTTGTCGTCAATGCCAGTGACATTGGCTGCTGCGTGAGGACGCCGGGTCAGCGCCGCAAGCCGACCCGCAACGGGCGAAAGGCGCCGCAAGGCCGGACGTCGCAACGCAGGGCTCCGCAACGCCAGCCTCGCGCATCGACTCGGCGGGCTCCGACGCGCCCGGCGCCTGCGCCACGTCCGTCCACACCGCCGCCAGCGCCTCCCGCCAGCCCGGTGGGTGCTGCCGGCAAGATTGGTGCGGCGATCAAGGGCGTTCGTGGCCCGGCCTTGCTCACGGCGGGGATCAATACTGTCGCAACGTTCATGACTGCCGACACCCCGGAAGAAAAAGCCGAGGGTTACGGTGCGGCTGCTGGCGGTCTGGTGGGGTCGGTCATTGGTGGCGTGGTGGGCTCGTTCGTCCCGGTAATCGGAACATCCATTGGCGCCATGCTCGGTGGGATGGCGGGTGATGCAATCGGTGGCTGGCTGGGCAAGCGCATGGTGTCTTGCGCTGAGGGAGAAAAGCCTGCCGACACCCAGGCGCAACCCACTAGACCGGTGGCTGCACAACCGGGTGAGGTGGCGCGTTCACTGGTGAGTGCAACGCCTGCAAACGACACCCTGCCAGCGCCGATAAAGCCGGTGGGCGAAGGGCTTGGCCAGCCGCAATCGGTTACCCAGCAATTCACCTTTACCCCCAGCATGCCAATCACGGTCCAGGGCAGCGTCACCGACCCGATGCTGCTCGCCCAGAACCTGCAGGCCATGGTCCGCCGTGAATTCGAGGAACTGATGCGCATGGCGAACTCTCGGCAGTTGTCCGACGTTCCCCATGTTTACGTTTAAGGAGAGTCCATGACCTACATGCAGCAGCTACAGTCGGCGCTGCGCTTCGTGGTGGCGGCAGGGCAGGCGGGGCGGCGTAGCGCCGATGACATGCTGGCACCGATGAACGGCGCTGTCAGCGACATCAGCGGCGCTGTTGCCGAGCTTGAGGCCATCCCTTTTGTCGGGCCGGTTATCGGGGCAAAGCTGCAACGTACGATGCGCGCCATCCATAGCGCACAAGCGGCCGTCAACCGCGTCTCGGCCAAATACGATCAGGGATTGGCAGTAGTGGTGCAGGTTCAGGAGCGGGTTCAGGCATTCGGCGAGCAGGCGGCCAAGGCAGCAGCGACGATCAACCGAATTGCCGGCAAGATCAGCCCATCGCTGGGCAATATTCTACCCACCGGCAGTTTCGCCCCTACCGTCACCCCAGCCGCGGAGGCGGTCAAACCTTTCCCGCACCTGTTGATCCTGCAACCGCTGGATGGTGAGTCGCCGGGTTACTACTTCAACCTCGACACGGCAGCCTTCGAAGAATTGCGGCGCCAGACCAGCTTTCGCTGGGTCGGCCAGGAGCGTCTCACGCGCAGTGCCGCCCAGCAGGCGGTGAGCCTGGGCGAGGAAAAAATCAATATTCGGGGCGTGATATTTCCCACCTTCAAGGGCGGCCTGGGTCAGTTACAGACGTTGCGCAGCATCGGACGGTTGTTGCGCCCCTTAAGTCTGATCACCGGTTACGGCGAGGTCCTGGGTAACTGGTGCCTGCTCAGCATCGATGAAGATCAGAGCAACCTGTTGGCGGGGGGCATCCCCAGAAAGCAGGGCTTTACATTGGAGTTTGTGAGCTATGGCGACGACCTGCAGAACCTCTGAAGGAGACGTGCTCGATACCCTTTGCCAACACTACTACGGGCATCTCAATGGCAGCGTCGAGGCGGTGCTCAATGCCAATCAGGGGCTGGCCGGCGAACCCCAGCCTTTTCGCGCCGGGGTGCTGGTTCAATTGCCAGACCTGATCGCCGCTACCGATGTCACGGTACAGCTATGGGACTGACACCCCGGCCTGCCGTGCAACCAGCAGCCCCCGCCCCGTGCGGGGGCTGCTTTTCTGGAGCATGAGCCATGCAACCTGTTTTTCGTGTTGTCGCCGATGGCAACGACATTACCACCGTGATCAATGATCGCTTGTTGCTACTGCGCACCTCGGACAAGCCTGGCATGGAGTCGGATGATTTCGAGCTGCGTATCGATGATCGCGACGGTGCGGTGACCTTGCCCGCGCGTGGCGCGCTGATCGAGATTCACCTGGGGTACGCCAGCCAGACGTTGACCCGTCTGGGGTGCTACACCGTGGATGAAGTCGAGTTGACCGGGCCGCCCGACAGCGTGGTCATTCGTGGCAAGGCCAGCGATATGCGCGGTACCGGCAAGACCACGCGCAGCGGCAGCTGGGAGAACATCCCGTTGCAGCAGATCGTGCGTGATATCGCCGCGCGTAACGGCTGGCAACCGGCGTGTCCGGTGTTGACCAGGGTGTTGCGGGTCGATCAGTTCAACGAATCGGACTTCAACTTCATCACGCGTTTGGCCAAACAGTACGACTGCACGGCCAAGGTCGGCGACGGCATCCTGCTGGTGCTACCGCGTCAGGGTGGTAAGAGCGCTAGTGGCAAGGCGCTTGGCGTTGTCGGCGTGCGTCGGGCGGATGTCACGCGTTGGCAGTTTCGCCTGGCCGACAAGGGGACCTACAAGGCGGTCCAGACTCGTCATCAGGACAAGCGTAGTGGCCAGCTCATGGTGGTCGACCTGGCGAGCGCCGAGACACCGCAGGGGCTGGCGCCGGTTCACACCGATCGCCACCTTTACCCCGACAAGGCCTGCGCCGAGCAGGTGGCCAAAGCCAAGCTGGCGGCGCTCAACCGCAGTACCGCCAGTGTCCGACTGGATATGCCCGGGCGTACAGATCTGTTCACCGAACGGAGCGTGGAGTTGAAGGGCTTCAAGATCGGGCTCGATGGTGAGTACCTGGTGGAGTCGGTGGAGCAAGTGTTCACGGCGTCCGGCTGGACGACCACGGTCGAATGCAATGGTGGCAAGCAGGGCAAGGCTCGGGCCAAGGGCGCCAGGCCGCGCAAAGGCGGTGTCTCTCGTTGAATGGATTAAGCAATACGTATGAGGTATCAATGGCGCTAACTGAAAAAACGCTGCAGTTGATGTTCCCCAACGCCCGCCAGCAAGCGGGCGTTTTTGTTTCTGCGTTAAATGCCGCCATGGCCCGTTGGGAAATCGATACCCCGCGGCGTCAAGCGGCCTTCCTCGCCCAGGTCGGCCATGAGTCCGGCCAGTTACGCTACGTCAAGGAGCTGGGCAATGACCGCTACCTGGCGCGCTACGACACTGGCACCCTGGCCCTGCGCCTGGGCAATACCGCCGAGGCGGATGGCGACGGTCAACTGTACTGCGGCCGGGGCCTGATCCAGGTCACCGGGCGCAACAACTACCGGGCCTGCAGCATGGCCCTGTTTGGCGACGAGCGCTTGCTCAAGCAGCCGCAATTGCTGGAGCAACCGCAATGGGCAGCCGAGTCTGCTGCCTGGTTCTGGCACTCGCGCGGCCTCAATCAACTGGCTGACCGCAGCGAGTTCAACCGCATCACCCGGCATATCAACGGCGGGCTCAATGGCCTGGAGGATCGCCTGAAACTCTGGGCGAGGGCCCGTGAGGTGCTGTGTTGAGCCGCTTGCAGTCGGGGGCATGCCTGCTGCTGACGCTGCTGGCCTGTGCGCTGACCTGGCAGGTCCAGGGCTGGCGCATGGGCCGGCAAATGGCGGAGCAAGCCGAACAGCATGGTCGGGAGTGGCAAGCCCAGGCCGAGTCCGCTGCCGCGCAACTGGTCGCCGAACGCCTGCAACGCCAGGGGCTGGCGCAACGGCTGGAGCTCAGTGAGCAACAACATTATCAGGAGCTACTCGATGGCCAACAGACTCAGGCACGCCTGCGTGATCGCCTGGCTACTGCTGACTTGCGGCTGTCGGTCCTGGTCGAGCGCGACGCCGCCGGTTGCGCCGGCGTGCCTGCCGCCGCCGGCACCGGCAGCCTGGATCATGACCCCGTACGCGCCCGACTTGACCCGGCGCATGCTCGACGAATTGTCGCCATCACCGACGACGGTGACCGCGGACTGATCGCCTTGCGCGCTTGCCAGGCCTATGTGCGGGCGCTGGCGCAATGA